TGATAGTGTTGTCCTCCATAATTATCCTGTATTCAAAAATTTATTGGTTAATATTAATTTTAAAACTTAATTTACAAAAACTTAATTTACAAGAAATTTATTTACTAGTAATTTAATTAAAAGTAATTATTTTACTTGTATTTTATTTAATTTGTATTTTATTTAAAAGTAAATAATGTAATATTTTAAGGTAGTTATTTTCCCACTACCCACCAAAGTTACAACTTTTTTTTTAAAAAAACAAATTTTATTTTATTTGTCTGTAATTATTTACCTTGACCTCTATATTTCTTCTTGTAATTCTTGGATGATTTTAGACATAGCTCAATTTTGCCAGTATTTAACTTTTTTGGCATATTTTGGATTTACTCATTTTTGCCATTACTTGTGTCTATTATTACCCATTATTTTCTCAGCACCTCTTGATCCAAAGTAACCAATAAAAACTATTTGTAGTAAATCTTTTACTGTTTCTAGTTCTTCTAATTGTAATGACCAACCAATTATAAACGATATTGTAAGAAATGCCAAAGTTAATGGTCTTACGTTCTGAGCTAACCAACTTGTAGATTTGGAATCAGCTACCCACCTTTTGGTGATGCCATCCATTTCAGTACGCTCTAGTTCTAGTTTTTTAAGTGCAAGTTCTTTATCTTCTTTAGACATATCAGAACCCCCTATAATAGCCTGTATAACGCTACCTACTGCTGTATCTCCAGCAATTGAACCAACTACATTAGGAATCTTTTCTAATAGAAACTGACCTACTTTTGTATCTTTGAATTTTTTCTTGTCCATAGCGTGTTTCCTACGGTGTCAGTACGTCCAAATGACGTTTGGTGATTTAGACTCATCTGAGTCAACGTGGATGAAGTTGTTAGCGATTCCGATACGGTTAAATCCAGCATCTTGTAACGCTGTAATGATAATCCATCTTTCTCTTGAAGTTGAACAGGAAATGTCTGCTGCTTTGCCTTTGAGATGGGCAGAGTCAATTGGCTTCTTTCCAAGCCTTCTGTAGATTTCAATATTATGCTCTTTTGTTCTGTAACCACTATTGATTTTAAATGGGATGTCCGCCATATGTCTTGCATCATCAAGCATTGAAAGGAAGTTAGCATCCATATTGATCCCACTATTAGGTAGATCAGGCGAATCAAATTCATCTAGTGTGAAGTATTTCATTTACGTTTAAAGTTTTCCTTAATGTCTTTAATCTCGTTTTGTAGTATTTCAAACTTTAAGTCAATTTCCTTTTCACTTATTTTCTGAGGAGGTAATGTCTTGGCTTCTTCAACTTCTATTTCTAGAATCGCAATCTTACTATTTAATGTATAATAACTCCCTACTAATGAAATTATCATTGTTACAATCATTACAATATTAGCTAGGCTTAAAGAAAAGTCTGCTCTTCCATCTCCATCTATATCTACTTTTGCCATTACTTTTTAAGTGCTTTTATTATTTGTATAACTGTAAATACTAATGTAGAAAGAAGTACAAGAGTTTGGATGTAGGGATTAATTTCTGATATGCTTATCGCCAATGCTGAGATGTTTATTCCGTATATTCCAAAAATCTTCAAGTCTTCCATTTTATTCGTTGTAAAGAGCGTTTACTTCTCCGCTATCTAATGCTCTGTTAAAGATTCTTACTTGGTCTATTTTGCCTTTAAAATCTTGGTCAAAATTAAATCTATTTCCTAATCTAATTTTTGAAAGATTCTCTCTGCCTGATTGAACCGACTGTGTTAATACTAAAGAGCCATTTAAATAAACCTTGTAATTTGTAGCATCGTCTGTAACAACTATATGCTGCCAATTAGAACTTGTATTACCTATTAAAGGGTTTGCTCCTGTAACACTTAATATAAAAGTGCCGCTTGTAGTATGTCTAATACAAATACCTTCATTCGTCTCCTCGCCATCATTTGCTGTTGATATTACAGTTCCTGTTGTTGTAGTAGAATTTTCCTCTGTTGAAACCCAAAAAGAAACACTTCTACTCCCTGTGATATTAAATCCACTCGCATCTATTTTACTACTACTCCCATTAAACACTGCAGCTTTATCTATATACCCTGAAGCATAAGTAACATTACTTGCAGTACCATTATAATTACCTTCGGCATCGTTAGCATTATCTTCAAACTTATATAAAGCCAATTCACTTGAGTCTCCAAATGGGTTAGTTGCGTTTCTTGTTATACCTCCTGCATCTCCAATACCTACAATTCCTTTATTTATAGCCATCCTTCGTATGTATGTTTAACAACGTTTGCTTTAGTAGTAAGTGCGTTAATTTCGCTTTCTATTGTATCTACTTTACTTCTTATTGCTGCTCTTGCAGTTGTAATTGAATCAGGTACTGATGTTCCTAATTCCGCTTCACGTGTTATATACCAATCGGTTTTTGCTAATTCGTAACCTGCTGAACTTTTAAGGTTGCTTATCTTTTGTATTTTTAATTCAGCTAAAGATTGAGACCAAGTTTTATTTGATTTCGGATAAGTAAACACGCTATTGTCAGCATCAAACTCAATTTCTCCTAAATCGTGAATTTCTGAATCATAACCATCAGGTTCAACAACATCGTAAAAACCATATGTTTCTAATGCCTCGTCTGATAATAAATTAAAACCTGCAAATACACCTCCCCAAGATTTAGGTATTGAGTTATATTTTTTAATACTTCCGTTTATTTCTATTGCTTTCATTATGATGCTATTTGTGAGATTGAATACCAAGCTTCGTTTACTGCAACGAATTTAATTTGAACTAAGTTTTTAGCTGATGCAGTATCTAAAAAAGTACCACTTATTTTATTGTAGGTTGCACTTGACCCATTTGATGTTCCAAAGGCTAAAGTGTAAGAACCACCTCCGCCAGTAATAACAAAGCTTTTTAAATCTCCAATTCCTACGTTAGTAAAATTTAAAGTTGCTGAATGACCTGCTGTAAAAGTAAATACATCTGATAAAGCTGTGTCTACTGCAATTGCAGCTGCTGAAGTTAGTGCTGTTGATGCTGTATATTCAACACCTAACTTATCAAAAGTTACAGAATCATTAGCTAGTTTAGCAGTTGTTACACCTAAGTCATTCAATGAAATAGTTACATCTCCTGTTGCTACATCTCTTGCTATTGGTGCTGTTGCAGTTATAGAACCAACATCACCTGCATCGGCATCGTATAATTCAGTAAAGTTGTCATTCACTTTATCGAATGCCGATCTTAACGGATCACCTGTTCCATCGTTGGCAGTAGTCCCTATATTAATTACTTGTTTAGCCATTTTTTATCTTTTAATATTGTGTTGCGTCTGCTTTATATTGTGTTGTATCACTTGTTTCTAAATTTGTATCTACTGAAAATAAGCTACCATCTGCATTAAAAGGATAAATTATACCCCATCCATTTGCTGCATTTGTATCTCCCCACCAACTTACAGGATAAATTTCTCCAAAATTCATATTTTTGTCTTATCTATACTATAACAATAATTTTTTTCGCTTTTTGTTATATATTCTTTTTTAAGGTATTGAATTAACCTTTTAACGTTTTTCTCTTTTGGTTTGTACGATCTTTTTATAAAACCCATCCTTCAAAACTTGCGTCTTTGTCAGGGTATACATCCGAATTTGCATTGGTGTAATACTCTGGAAATTTAGTTGATGCATTAAAGCTCATATATTCAATGAATCTTTCAGTATAATACTGAGCAATATTTCTCTCTTTTTCCATTAAGAAATCAACCTCGTCTTTTTCAACGTTTTGTGAGTTTTCGCTATTATGCTTATAGATGCCCTTATTTGCGATTGTATATGCTGCAAAGGGTAAGTACTCAACCATTGCCCAATGTATCAGCATAGGCTTTATATAGTCCGTTACAAGGCTTAAATAGTCTCCAGCTAATGTGCTACCTTCAATGTCTGCTTCTATTTTATTAAATAAGTCGCTTCCTAGATAATTCTGAATGTGAATATCTTGTGCTATTTTTATATATTGAATAAACTTGTCAGTATCCACCCCACCGTTTACCGATGTGAATTTAACTAAGTCTTTTCTTGTTATGAATAATCCTTGTGCCATATTATTTATTTACAAATCCTTGATTGGGCATATCCTTTGGTTTCATTGAAACTTCCTTTTCGTTTACAGGATTAAAACCTTCTTTTCTTGCTTTATTTGTAGAAATATTAGGTTCTTGATTTGCAAGATTACCTTCTGTTTTTCCACGCCAAGTCTGTCTGAGCCATTTATGATGACAAGCACCTCCGCCCTTATATTTCCAAATGGAATAGGTAGCAGCACCACCTAAACCCCAGCCTTTGTTTACAGGCTTTTTACCCATATTTATAATGTCTTCTTTTCTGTATAGCTTGTTTTGACTTGTCATTAATTTGCAAAACTTTCTACTATTGGCAGAAGTTTGTTGTGGACTGTATTTGTACCTTACTTTAAATTGTACTCCATCAACTTTTTTGTCTTGTTTAGATTTTGTATTTGGTAAAGCTGTTCCAGTACTCGCCAAACCTATCATTTTATCTAAAGCTTCTTCTTGATCGTAATCTACTTCACGCTCATCAACTAACTCCCACTCTTCAAGGTTTTCATCCTCTCCAAATTCCTGAAGTAAATTAAACATTTCGTCATCATCAAAATCAAACTCTTCCTTAGACATTTTAACGCCTGTTTCCTGCTCTCTAGCTTCGTCAGTGATGGCATTATCGGTTTCTATAAATTCAAGTGGCTGAGAGGTCTTAAAATACAATTTAAGGCTAATACCATTAACAGCTAGTATGTCATCCATTGCATCAGTAATTAAATCCTGATATGGTTTGATAGTAACGTTATTAAATAGTAGTGAAGCAGTTTTTATTTCATCTGCATTGTTTCCTAGTCCAGAATTACCATCTCTAATACCTAAAAG